TGAACTTATGAGTTCCACAATCAGCAATTACCAAAAGCTACAAAGCAGAAAAACCCTCAGGGGAGGCCGCCGGACCGGGGTAGGCGGCCTCCCAGTTGCTTTAAATCAAGAACAGATTCTAACTCTAAGGAAGAAATTGAATCTGAAAGTGACCAAACGATTTAACTATCTCAAGAGTATTGACAAGAAATATAAAGAGATGGTCAAGACCAGTAAATACCCCGGGCGTTTGGTACCAATTAGTAAGGCTTTAAACAAAAAAGCCATGCAGAGAATGACTAGGAATATCATCATCCCAGATTGTATGCATCCATCACAACTATTAGCCGTGAAGGTTGCCATAGCCAATAACACTGACAAATGGTTTATCACAAGAGATGCATTTTTGGAGTTGAAGAACCTGAGTGAGTTAGCTAATGGTAGTCAACAAGAAGTACGTCTCAGTGTGTTGCGCTCTAAGTTATACAAGTACACCTCTATAGGAAAAGAAGTAATTCCTGGGGAAGCGAACTATTTCAGGACTTGGTTCAAGTGGCTAAGTTCAAATTATAACAACAGTATGTATTGGATGTGGGCCAAGTATCAAACAGCAGCCACCATTCTATGTGACAGAATTGTTGAAACAGCCGCAGGATGTGTTATGTACATTGATTGTGAGCCAGCCCCCGCCGAGACAGTAGTAGAGTGTGCTTATTGTGGTATGCTTAACCACATGACGAGTGCCGACAACGTAATGTGTGGATCCTGTTACGGGGATTTAGAAGTAACTATTGAATCAGCTATCCCTGGCGAGCCGATTATTGAGCTAGTACTCAACATGTTGCAAGGACATTTCGGAATGGCCATGTTAGAACAATTATCTTTGTCCAATTATTTGGACTTGTCAGCACTAGCAGAGTCTGGTATCGGACCCTCCATCATCAATCATGACCTAATGATAGTGAAACAAATTTTGTCCCGATCAATGAATATGGCAGTAAAAGTGCCGAGCAACCTGTCCTTGAAGGAGTTGTCCACCCTCCGATTCACTCTAGGTACGGATATGTGTTGCCCCATCCACCCGAATACCTCCGGAGCGAGAAAATCCTCAGCGGAAGTTTCATGGGTTGTCACTCAACTACGACAGTTAACTAGTAGTAAAGGGAAGATAATTGTGGTTGACTCTATGAATGTGTTACAGTGCTTAGAACTACAGGACGGTGTGATAGAGGTTGTCAATGATATTGCCGAGGCTGACATTGCTTGGGGTCAGGTGGAGCATGTCGTGATTTACTTACCAAATGCACTTGAATTATCTTGCATATTCAGTGCGGCACCGATCAATGTCTGCGTCACAACGCTACAACTCGACCCCAAAGACCCGGAAATGTTGACAGAGTGGGACACCCAGCAAATAGGTGAAACCGTTTGGTGGTCACCAGTTTACAGCAATTTGGCTGCTAGTCAAGATGTTGGAGACGTTACGTTACTACTAGGAGATCACTATACTGTCAACAATCATAACACCATATTGAACGCGAGCAAGATCAACAAAATCGGGTATTTTACCAGATGTGAAATTCACAGATCTGAAGGACTGCCAGTTGAACTGTTGACAGACGTCATTGGTAGTCTGATAGAAGAAGAACGAGAATTTAAGATACCCACTGTGGATATGGATGCTTTGGTAACAAGATTCGGCGGTGCAGTAATTAAGACAAAAACCATCGCTCTGGACCGCGTGTTTCTCCGCTACTTACTCAATAAGACCATGTTGGGAAACATGGGATACAATCAAACTGTTGAATACGCCATCAGTCTTTGCTACTCTAGATATGTAATGGATGGAAGGGAAATGAACTTTTCCCGTATATCAGCAGAGAGCTGCAGGGATCATGCTTACGTTGCCGTGATGRTTACAGGACTAACAAGTACTGAATTTAAAACCGGAGAGACTGTTTTGGGGCCCAACAATGGGGCTCAGCAAGTGATCAAYGTACTTTCTTTAGGGGCAATGCAAGGTTTGTGGGCGGTTGGTCTTGATCTGTGTGAGCAACTTTTACCGGAACCTATTTCAGAGGCGGTGAAAAAGACCATAACTTGGTTGAAACAAGGTAACACTTCTGACTACCAAACCACAGACATATGGGAGAAGTTACGCGATTGGGTTTACGGAAATACATTTGACAGYTGCAAATACTACGTGGAAACAAAATGGAAGTACCAAGAACCAGAATCCAATTGCGACCATCACAGCCCTGATTGTGATGACGAACAAGTGGGTGTGGATGATCAGGACACGCTAAGGTGCTTATGTTGTCTGTTATTTAAGGCTTCCCCAGTAACCAAGCTTTGCAAATGTTGTACGTTGTCTTCCAAATGTAACCACAAGTGTAGCCACACATGCACCTCAGAACTTGACCATATTTGCAATAAGAAATGTAAACATCAGAAAATATTGTGTGACTGTTGTGGAGTTCCTACATGTTTCGATGAATGCCCAGTATGTCAAACGCCCGTGACATGGGTACTCCCTATTTCCCTCGCAGCTAAGGAAATTTCCAATGCTTCAAGACGCAATAGACCAGTACATATGGCCAAACCGAGGAAGATTGACAGAGAAAAAATCGAAGACCAAGAATTTACCGTGAAGGGAGAACCTGTTTCCAGAGTGCCAGTATTTAAGACCCATGGATTGACTCTAGGACTGACAGGTTGCAACATCCAAGAGGTCATGGAAAACCAAGCTGAAATTCAAGCAAAGGTGAATGAATTGAAATTGGAAGACGTAGAAGTGTACGATCCTGACACCCTTGAATCTATAGGGTTGTTCTTGCTGATTGACCACACACTGATCAGTGAACCGGCGAAACCTGGTGAACACACAATTAGCGAGCTGGTGGAGGAGGCAGAACAACGAAATGCTAGCACATCTGTTGACACCACTCCTAGAGAGCATCAGGATAAACCTGTGGCTCTAGATGTACCTGCTGACAAACAGTCTCACGACCGACTCAGTATGTTGGCACCTGTGGTGCGACGAGCTTGTCTGAATGGCTTGATGAAAAACTGGGGAGAAGTGCAACCGTACTTCAAGACTACAGACGCCGATGAAGCCGGAACCACACAATTGGTTTTGTTGGCTGAAGGATTCAGTAGTTACGTCACCAATGATTGGTTGGCAGTTGTGGCCACGCACAGCATATCGGCTGAAGACAACCTGTGCGGGTTCCACGCGTTAAACCTTGGTTTTGAGGGTGCTTCTTTGAGGAGACTCAGAGAAGTGTCTAAGAAAGATGATTGGTTCGAATTGACCGATTTAGTTAATTACATGAGAGAAGAAGATAGAAACCTGTTGGTAATGAAAGACGAGATGGTAGATGTATACACCTTTGATCCATATAATTCCGTATACGTTAGTGTAGAGCACACTGGTAGTACATCTTCTGGACATTGGAGCCCTATCTCCATGGTTCAAATTAAGCCGGCCCCATCTCTACCTAACTGGACCGGAGTAACTGACAGAAACACTATGAGTCAGATACTCTTAAGTTGGGGTCTGTCCGTAGACACCGAGTTTGATGATCTCTCCGTGTCACAACGAATAACTTACTCTTGGATGCAATACAATGAAGAAGTGGGCAGGTCTAAAGCGATCGTTAGTCAGACATTGAGTTTAAGTTCAGAAAATGGTGTCGGGTACTTACACAGTGGAACCAATACTAAGAATGACATTAGGAGTGGAGAAGTATTCTTGGAAATTCCTCAACAGTACGTCCCGAGTATGAGTATGCTGAACTCGAGTTGGTCACTGGTGCAAAATAGTTTTGAGTACAATCAACCTCACTCATACTCAGATACCATCCCACTGAATTGCTCACAACGTCTGGTGCAAGAGGTACGAGAACAGATTAAGACACTCGTTCAGCTTGGATTTACATTGGACAATTATTTACCTGAAATACCCCCTGGATACTATAATTTGCACCAAAAAGGTCGAGCCCAAACCATCAGCGAAGGCGTTGTGAGGTGTAGACTGACCAAAGAAAATATTAAGACAGGTGATAGTATTCTGGTAGTGGTTAGTGGTAAGGGTTACTCTGTTAGACGTATCACCAGAGAAGGGGCATGGATGATTTTCCCGTTTGTGACCACCCAGCGAAGAACAACTATCAAGTTTTTGAACCCTAGATCATCGTGTACGTCAACTCTTCTTCGACTGCAAGCGTTACTTCAAACTAACCCAGATACAAGCAGGACTCTACAGCTACTGCAAGCCTCTGAGTGCACTTTGGCTGTTCCAGGCTGGGGTAAGTCAACCAAGATCGTTAAAGAGTTTGACACAGACACCACAGTCACTTGCGTGACAAGCGAGGCAGTTAAAAATTTGGTGGCTATGGGGCTGCCTCGAAACAAGGTCACATCAGTGGAGAGAGCGGTGGAGTCCAAAATCCACACAAAGAAGCTAGCTATTGATGAGTGCACACAGGTAGATTGGCTTATGGTGCACATGATGTGCGGAGATGAAGTGGAAATCATTACACTAGCAGGGGATTCCTTCCAAATAGGAGCTGTAGATTTCTCAGCTTCAACTGGTGAAAGAACGATCACTTCTTGCAATATGTTTTCACTGCACCAAAACACCTACAATAATAGTCATAGATTTGGCCAACCACTCTGCAGTCAATTGACAGTGCTTAACCCCCGTTTAACCACTGACGCATTGCATCAAACTTCATACAGTGTGCACAACCTGAGTTCTTTAGACTTGAATGTGCTGGGTTCTGTGATAGCTCAAGAACGACCAGGCGTAATACTTACCTTCCACCAGATCACTAAGTCACAGATACAGAGAGCGTTTGGACGCACCATAAAGACGTCTCTAACCACTGGTGATGTCAAAACAGTACACAGCTATCAAGGTAAAGAGAGTAGTAGAGTAATGGTCATTCAAGATTTCCTAAGCCCAGCAGGAGTGCACACAGACAGACGCTATTTGATGAGTGCTGCTTCTAGAGCTTCCAATCATCTGATATGGGTGACAATTCAATCGCCAATTAATTCATTGGTGTTATCCGACCATCTCAAAACAAACATCCTAGTTGGCGGTCATCTATCAGATATAATTGACAACACAGTGATAACCCTATGTAACAGGTTCAAATTCGAGATGTCACTAGAAACAATGAGAAATGTGGTCGAATATTTATTCGGAGAGTACGAATCAACACATAGTGATGAAATCACCTTAAAGACAATCCACATAACAGGTCCAACTGAAAATGAATATCAACGTGGATACATTAAATTCAGTCAACCAGAAGAGGAATTCTTAAGACGCGGGAGAACTTATTTAGTCACGAAACCCAACCTGGGGTCACCCTCTGAGGAACCTGAAGTTGTATACATTGCCGAAGACTGGAAACCAGAAGGGAAAATTGATGAACGATATGAACTCAACGATTATGCCGTCAGCAATCAGAAAACACAAGTAGTATTCGGAACTAAACGAGCACTGTCTACATTAATATTACCTATGTCAATCAACACAGCAGGTTGGAAGATTACATTGAGTAAACAAGAGGCAAATGTACTAGTTACCATTGAGAAATACGGCAAGACCCTAAACTTCATTTGGGACAACCAATTAGGTGGCGTAGATCTTACCAACCATAAGGCTTTGCAGGTGGGACTACGGTTGCTGATAAACACTGGGTTGCTAGAAAGGGTACTGCCGGAGGAATTGCACAATTTGAATTTGTTTGAGCTTACTTTAAATGAAGACCGGGTGATGTCTAACGCCGAATTGGAAGAAATCGCTGAAATGGGTTCAGTAATTCATATGGATGAATTGATGGACTCAGAGGCTATAATGGAGCCAAGTGTGAGACAGGGTTGGACCCACCTGATAAACATTACTAATGGTCGATTGAGTTCTGAGATACAACAAGAGTTGATAGTGGAGAGTAAAAATGCGCCAAATGAATCCTTTTACACTCACAAGACAGGAATGACCTTAGTGAATTATAGCAGATTATCCAAGTTAGCTGACGCGGCTAGACGAACCAGTTTAGAAGAATTACCCCTGCCCTTGCGCACCCCGTTTGGATGGGTGGACGTTAAGCGACACAACGGATGTAACCCCTGTGCAGGAATATCCTTGAGACACCATGATAGTTGGTGGTTGATAGATAACGATTATTACAGAAAGGGTTCGAGAAGGGTGCAGTTCAACGAAGAGAGTACTAGAGATGAAGCGATAATCTACGTGCTCAAGGGACTACAATTAGAACACACATTAGAAGACGTTGTGGACCCGCAAGAATCGTCGCATCCATTCTTCTGTGTGGATGGGCCCGGCCACGAAGTGTGGTGCAGTAACCATGAGTCCTTGGATTTCTGTGATACTCTAATGGATAGAATCTCCTGTTTCAAGACCTACACTGAAAGCAAATTTGAGTACAAGGATTTCACTGAGAACAACCTGACTTGGTTGCAAGATGTGGCGGATAAGATGGAAGTGTTCGGTATGTACAACATCACCAAACCAGGTGGGGACAAGAATTCCAAGTGGAACGAGTCTTTACTACAAGTGTTAAACGCAGACGGAAGCCGATTCTTCGTATTGTACTGGGATAGCGTTTTCTACTATGTTGACTGCGATAATGATGATGGGTACATACAACAATTCCATAGTTGGGTGAAGGTGGATCTCGTAGAGATGGCCAACAAATTGTTTGAAGTTGGTTTAGAAGCTAGGAGATCGAGGTTATCAACGTTGTTATTGTCAGCTCGTGACACCGTATTCGGAGCGGGAGTCAATGAAGACGGACTCATATTGGATTTAGATCAACACAAATTTAATAAGACTGCTGTGTACAATCATCTAGTCCAGAGAATGGGAGAGATGAAACTCAAGCAATCAGCGCTGTCAAGAAGACCGTTCTTCCATGGAAAAATTGCTATCGAAACCCTCAAGAATCAGGTCAAGACCACGTTAAGAGGCGGGGTAGTAGAGGAATGCCCTATTTGTACCGGCAGTAGTGTTGGTTCAGAATTGGTTACTTTGATCATTGCTCACAGCACTGACGAACCTACCACCTTGATGTTGAATAATCCACAATTGCTTCTGAGTAACAGTTTGTGGCATCACAAGGTGAGATCAAGTGAAGAATCTTTATTCAACACAACCTTCCCTTCAGTCAGAGCCACTTTCTCGCGCCACGCAAACAAAGTGTTGGGGAAAATCACACACTCTATGAAAAAGTACGCAATGGGTGAAGATTTAAAGAGTGCAGGAAGACTGCTCGCTGCGTCAAATGTATTGAAGAAAGCGAGTAACAGCGAACGAGGGTTCGAAGTGTTTGAGCATCCAACCAATACGTGTGACAACTTGATAGTAGGACCTTTACTACTGGCTGAACCGGACAGCTTAGCAGAGATCTGGGGGAATGAAAGAATTCAAGTTACCATTATTGTACCGGCTGTAATCAACAGCCACAGCCCATGGTATAAAGTTAACTCAACAGGTGGAAATATTCAAATCATGGAATGTGGATCTGGATTGACTGTTAAAATCCGTAGTGAAATCTACAACAGCGTGTTGAATAAGCCCAATTTGACGTTATTTGGACATACGAGGTGCACTGAAGTAGTAGGGACATTATTTGACTACCTAATCGTCAACACTAGAGGCGCCAGTGAGGCCAGACCGCAGAAAGTATGGTTAAGACACCCGTTGCATGAGGTGATTAAAGTCCCTATTTTGAGTGTTAACTTAGGAGAAGATATAGCTAACAAAAGTATAGTCAAGTGGAAGGAGTTCCGCTGTGACCCAGTTGTTTTAAGAAGATTGGAATTGCGCGTCAATAGGCCAGGAACAAATTTCAAAGATTTATGTGAGTACGCTAGGACATTATTGCACACAAGAGATTACACGAGATTGGGATCGTGGGATACAGTTAAACTGGACGATCTGGACATGCTCAGCCATTGTCAATACGCCTATTACCACAACAAATTAGGCAATAAATCCATTAGTCAAATGATAGAACTGTTAAATGTATTCGATCAAAGTGGGAAAAACATACCCTTTTACAGTTGGTTGAAGGGTTTAGGTGTTTCCAAACTTCTGGATGTCACCTACTCCACCTACGCAGGAGTTATGAGAGACACAGGTTTAGATTTGGGGTTATCTCAGACATTGATGGAGTTCTGTGGATTCATAGACGAACTAGTCAAAAATGATACCGTCAAGAATAGTGTTGTGGAGCTTTGGAACAACTATGAGCCGACCATGTACAAGCGACATGTCAGTTTTATTACTTGGAGAGCGCAACCTACTGCAACTGGCGAGGTGGGAAGGTTGGCGTATCGTTTGTTAAAAGAATTCATATGGGAACCTCATTTTGAGGGAGATGACGTGTTGAGAGATTTAATACCCCGCGGTGCCAAAGATGATGGGAAAAGTGAGAACAGTCACACAGAAGAAGACTTTGAACAAGAACATAGTGATTTCAAACATGCAGTGTTTACCAGTCAGGGTACTAGAGGAGATGTGGAACCAGTAGTTAAATTTATCAACAAAATCAAGCATGGATACGATTTGGTGACATTGGTGTGTAATCAGGGGAATGGAGAAGGAGTTCAATTCCCGGATGATATCAGAGTAGTTTATATAGATATGGATGGAAGTAAGTTGGCTACCTTAGCTTCTGTGGGAACAGGAGAAGGGCTGGCTGAAGTTTTGAGTAAACTCTGTGAATTTGAGGGCAGTATGCGTGATACTTTAGAGAAACTGTTGTCTGGACCCCCCGTCACCACTGTCTACGCAACCAGCAATTGTCACTTAGGTTACGYCTTAGCCGACCTAGTTCAATGTAAGTTGGTAGAACTGCAACTGTTCCCTTGGCCATTTAACCCCACTACTAAGCTAGAGAAATTCGTGGCCGGGGTAACAGAGCGAGTATTGACCACGACCGTTGACACTAGTGGACTGAACAGGGTGAAGAAGACCAGACAACAACACAAGTGTTTGTTGCTTTTTGCACCCATAGTGTTAAAAGACATCGATCATCATTTCTCTGATGATTTGAAATTGGTAAAAATTGATTGCAGTGTGTTGAAGCCGACAGGTGTTAAGAAGGAAGCTTTGGTTGTGACTATGGGATCCTTGGTAGGTGCTGGAGCAATAGCCAGATACAAAGCAAGTTTGCAATGGGCCACAAAGATGAAGTTCAGTCATATTTACCTAGTTGGCAATCAATTTAGAGCAGACTATATGTGTGATGCCAGTGCAGTCCTGAGTCCTACCATTAAACACCTTAACAGAGAGGGGGTGGTTGTAGAGATTGAATCTTACTTGCCATACGTCGAAATCTGCAGTAAAGACACCATTTGCATCCACCACGGTGGTGCAGGCACAACAAATTGGTTCATGAGACTGTCCATGAGACAAATTATATTACCACTCTTTAATGACCAGTGGATCTGGGCAAACTGTGTATCAAAGCTAGGTTGTGCCATCACTGCATCACCAATTACCTTACCGCACATAACTGAGAAAGAATTGAGTAAACTCACAGGGAAGTCAGGTTCATGGAGTTTCGAAAATAGACAATTGCAAGGTGCACATGGCATTAATTCTAGTAGAATCCCTGATTGGACTAAATCAGAACCCACCGAGCGCGGATACATTAATATGTTACCGTATCTTAAAGAAGGTGTGATGTCCGCAGCAAACGACGTGAGCATAAAGATGATGAATTTCGGACCCCTACAGTTAGCGAATGAAATCTGCGCATTGTTCCAATTAGCGGATAGCGCATTTGATTGGCATGAGAAAGATAATTCTAGTAGTGGGGAAGAAGTGGATCCAGAGGATGTGATGCAAGAAGAGGGAGAAGAAGTTGTCCCTGATCTAGAGTCAGAGGAATCAGATTCATATGTATCAGCAAACCCCGAAATCGCGGCTAGTCATACAACAAAGGAGTTAGAAGAGTCGGCTAGTCAACTTGCAGAACAAAGATCACTTGCCAGTCACCGTATAGAGGTGGGTGATTCAAAACCAAGTCAAGCTTCGACACCATGTGTAGACTTGGTGGTTTACCAGACACCAGTTGTCGCTTATTCTAATCTTGCAACTGAAACCTCAACCGATTACCCAGAAATGGAGCCAACAGTTCTGAACGAATTGGAATTGGAGAGGAGCCATGCTTACAGACAAGATGATAGAGAAGGTACTCTGATTTCTTCATTGAGTAAACCTCCTGCATCTATATCAAACGTGATCAACTGGAGGAGCCTTGTGAACGTAGAAGATAGTAGATGTGAGGCAAACCAAATCTGTGACACCATCGATTTGGCCACCAATATGGACGACTCTCCCTTGACGACAACAACCTTAGAAAATTATCACACAGTATATGATCCTGGACACAATTCTCCTGGAACATGTGTATTTGATTGTTTGAGTTGGCTGTTTCCGAATGACAAAGGAGATGTAGTAATACAATGGGCATCAATGTTAGGTTGTAGGAGTTGGGCCACAAAGAAGGACATCATAGTGTTCACTAATTTGATTGGGGTAAGTCTACTCCTAAGACAGGAAGAGAAGACGGAGTTATTCGGTCGCCAGAGTTTGTCTTTAATATGCCTAAATTTGGTTGAACGAGGAGGAATTGGGCATTGCACGGTAATTCACCCAGACTGGGATGAGTTGCTGTCCAAGAGGTGGAATGCAAGTCAAACTCCATTCAGTCGCATTGATTTGAAAAATGCTGCGCGTTGCCCCAAAACTGGAATGCACATGATAGGGCGCGTGCCTTGCGGGAGTCACACGCATATCAGTGATGCTGATTTAACGTCTTTGTCAATGTCTGTCAGCTACTGGTCCTCGAACAAAACCACTTTGGACTTCATTGAGACTTGTGCTAAGTTGACTGGTAAACCGAAGAAAGACATAGCAGCAAGATTGCAAGGTACAAATTGGCATCATTTGTTTCACAGACGGAAAATGCAAGTGGTGACCACATTCCAGCATTCCTATAAGAATGGTTGTTCATGGGAGAAAACTGGATGCAATTTCAAACCTGGTGATTTAGTCACCATTTGTTTTGACAGAGGATGTGTGGTAGGTGTTGTTCTAGAGAGGGCCAGGGACTATGTAGTTCAGTATGAGACCAGGACGAGCACTCCCTTATATGCAATTAGTTTGAGTATGAACGTGAATGTGAAGCACACTACTCTTCGTAGGGCCGTGACACTCAAAGGAGTACAAGAGGAAGCGTTTTTAAATGTTAAAACTATGCATTATTGCCATTCAATTGGATTGAGAAATGACATTAGTGAGGTGGCTGAACGAGAGAAAAAGTACGATAGTTTAATTGTGTCAGATTTTGATAATCGGATACATCACCAATTTAATGAGAAGGATATCCTCAAGTACCAAGAAGCAGACGCCATCACTATAGTTAGTGGCAAGAGTAGAGCTGTGATGGTGACCTGGATTATGACTGAAAGTGACCTGAGATTGACAATGTGGCATGGAAAACCGTATATCGAGTTGAAAACTAAGGACACCATATTAATGTCCATTTTGGACAGCGCGGGTGAACGCATTGCTTTAGGAAATGACGAATACCGTTGGATCCCGGAGGGAGATGACACTAGGATGTTGCGCGTATGTGACACCATTCCGCGGTTGCAAAAACTGCTCAATAAAACAGATGAAGGATTGGTAGAATTGAAATGGTTGACCATGAACCCACGATTAAACCCGATTAAGGTTGTTAAGAAGCACATGCTCAGCGAGGGTTTAAGTGAAGAAGGTGAAATGGATGTAGAGGAATTAAATCTGTTGTTGGCCGTACCCTTAAGTGAATTAGTCATTCTAACCTCACGATCAGAAATAGCAGAGTGGTTATCAATTAGTAGGCATATGTTTGGGTACAAATTGGACGGTATTTACCATAGCGGTGCAGGCGGCATGATTAATTTGGCAGGACCTATAGTGGTATACAAGAAAAAGTTGCTTCCACCTTCTATGACCGGCGGACATCTTGTATTGGACATAGGCGATCAACACTGGAATAAAGTGCGAGAGCAGTATTCAGAGAATAACTTACGAGGCCTTGTTAAGCATGGTTTTAAAGTTACTAGCCCGGAATCAGCTCAACAACGAGCGACGAGCAATATGGAACGATTGAAACAGTCACCATTATACCCAATGCTAGATGCTGTTAGAGATATGACCCAAGGGAGCTATAGTAAGACCCCCCTGACTTTTACCAACGTGAGAGCGCATGAAGTTGACAAGGAGATGGGTGATCTGATTATACCAAAAATTCTAGTGGACACCAACATGGGATGGGAACTGGAGACTGCCCATTTAGAAGAGGTACCCATTCACGTCAGACAGATGTGGGATGAAACGGACTTACTTGATTGGAATGCAAGCTATGCACCATCTAATCAATTAAGGTTGAAGACTACACTACCCACAGGTAAGCGACGCACCGAGAGAAAGATGATTTACACTAAGTACCCCATTCAATCCAGAGTCGTCTTGACGAAAGCGGCCAATCAAGAATTTAATGCCGTCACAGGTAGAATAGGRAATGCTTCTATTATTAGAAAGTATAACCTTAACATCCAGTATGAGTTGAAGAATATGTGTCGTGAATTATTCGTCGCTAATTGGCAATCCATATGTGCAGGGTATCAAGCCGACCAAGTAAGCCCTAGCCCTGAAAATATATTAGAGTGGTTAAGTGAGAAACCAGACGGAGTGAACATTGGAGAAGAATTGCAATCATATATTGAGGACGGATTCCAAACACATCCAATTTCTGATGTCAATGTTCACTTAAAGCTAGAGGCTTTGCTCAAAGATCAACCAGTGGAGAGTAACCAGGCACTTAAAGCGAGAATTATTGTGTGGCAGGCTAAGGGTATCTGCGCCATGTATAGCGGTACTTTTATCCAGATTAAGAAAAGATTGAAGAAACTATTAAGAGCTGAAATTGTTTACACAGATGGATTAGAACCAACTGAGATCGCTGATGTAGTAAGGGGAATTAAAGACTTTAGTGTTTTGATTGAAGACGACCTAACTAGGCAGGATAGTCAAACTGATTCAGACACCATTAATGTAGAATTCGGAGTGTATGACTTATTAGGACTCGATAGGAGGGTGGCTGCCTCTTGGAGAAGAGTGCACGAGTTGTGGCGATTCAAAGGTAAAGATGTCCGAGGAGTGTGGCAAGAAATGAGGCTTACCGGTCAAGCTACCACAGCACTTGGGAATGCGGTTGTTAATTTGGCCGTACATTGGAGACTAGTGTCGCAGTTGGGACCGGCTATGAAAATGTATTTGTTGTTGGGTGATGACAGTCTTTTCTTCTCTAGAACCACTATAGATGCCACCAGCCTACGGAGGAACATAGCAGATTACTATAACATGAAGTCAAAGGCGTTTGTATATAAAGACCATGGAACGTTTTGTAGTATGATGGCGTACAAAAATCCTCAAGGAGGAGCTGGAATAGGTCCAGATTTTGTGAGGCTTAAGAGACGTTTCGAGGTTCCCAGTGGAGTTAGTGAAACAAACCTGACCAATACTGTCGCCAGAAAGATGAGTTACTGTTTAATGCTTGGTAATTTGCCTATAGTAAAGAAATTGGTAGAAGATATGGGCTGGCCGATAGAGTTACAACAATGGTACGATCCAAGCCCACTGATAGATTCTATTTGTGACAAGTACAATATGTCAAGCGCAGAAGTAGAGAGCCATATAACAGCTCTAGTGGACATGATAAGGTCCAGAACAATGTATGAAATTGATTTTGATGTTATTTCCCAACGGTAAGAAAGGATATAACATAATACAAGCAACGCCCCCCCCC